CGCCTTGAATTAGTTGTATCATCTTTGTGTTCATACTGCAAATCTAAGCAACATCAGCCTGTCATAGTATGGCATGAACAACTTGTTGCCTGGATTGCCACGAAGAGTCTTGATGTGACTGTCAATCATCTTTGGCACATTGGTCACAACTTCACACTTGCTGATTCTGACCTGCTCTGGAAAGGTCATGGCCTTCAGTTCTCTTTCAAGTCTATCCAATGGAATCATCTTCTTTCTTTTTCATGCACACTTGGCATACCTTTCCACTATTGATGTAGTCATTGCGCCACACATGGTTCTTGCAACTCCTTTGCTGAATTGGTATGTGCGCAATATTCGCTGTCATTGGTATTGAAATTATTACCTTATAGCAGACCATGCCTTCTTCTTCTTCTTTCGTCAGTTTATTCATTGACAATTTGGTCAGTTTCGTCATCTTATCACCTGACTGCATAGGTACCGGTTGACATTGATTTGGACATAATGGAATACCTTGCTGCATCAATCGCATGATTTGAATGGTCAACGGGAATGTTCAATGATGCACCTGTCTTGTCTGTCTGCCAAACATAGCCACGCAGTTCCTTGATCAGATTAATTGAAGATGATGTCACCATCAATGGCACCTGTTGCATTTGGTTGATGCCGTACATGATGCTGTCCTTTCCTTTTACTGCTCCACGAATCCTGTGGCCATACCTTCGCAGTTCGTCAATGCTTTTTGGTTCTGATGAATCGGCAATGATTTCAATGCCTTTGAATCCATCCAGGACATTGCTGATGTCCTTGTTGCTCATTCCTGTTGCATAGTGGATTTCGTGCATCCACAGCTTGCCATCTGCTTGCCGAACTTCCACAATGGCTGTTGCATCATTCGTGTATCCCCAATCCAATCCAATGCATCGCCATCTGTAGTTGTCTGGCAATTGGTCACATTGGTTCCAATTATCGAACACTACACCTTGCAATGCTCCGATTCTTCCGAGACCATAGACATTCCACCAATTTTGCCAATAGGCTGAATGCTTTGCTTTTTCTTCTGCCTTCTCAATGTCCTTTCTGATGGTTTCCGGCAATGCTTCATTGTCTCTGAACGTCAATATCAGATGTTCAGAATCGTCTTCTTGCAGCACTTCTGTGTGCGCCCAAAATTCCATAGTCGGGTTGAAGTCTATGAAGATTTCGTCTGATGTTCTGATGGCAAGCTGATAGTAAGATTCAAACGGAATGTTGTTTGCTTCGTTCACATAAAGGATATTCCTTCTGGCACCACGCAATCGTGCTTCCTGGTCTGCGCTGAAAAATTCAATGTAGGAACCATTGGCGAATGTGTAGGTCAGCAATGACCTGTTCCACCTGCTGTCATTGTATCTGCCTGTGATCTGCATGACCTTCAGAAAGTCCTTCATGGCACCACGTCTAAGATGTGGCACAGATTCGGACACCACGGAAATTTCAAGGCCATCAATTCTGGCTGCTCGGTCAATCAATACAGGAAGAATGCCGAATGTTTTACCTGCAGATGTGCCACCTTGGATGACCTTCTTGCGTTTGGTCAGCTTGCGAATCTTGCGGATGGCCGTTGTGTAGATGAAATCATTCATTCATCATCACCAAACAATGGCTGTTCACGATGTGTCACTTCGTGCTTTTCGGTCAGATTGTTCAATCGCTGTGTGATGCTTGTGTTGTAGATTCCGGTCATGCCACCTTCAATCTGGTCCTGTCGGATGCTCTTACGTATACGCGAACAGATAGTGCAATATTTGTCATAGCTGCCATTTGTATTGGCAAAATAATGCTCAAGACCTTCAATGATGCCTTCATTTGCGACATAGTTCTCGAATCCTTCCATTGTCAATGGTTTCTGAAGCTCTCGATGCACAGTAATGGCCTTCGGACCAATGAAATCCTTCACAGTTATCGGATGGTCCTTAGTGTATGCGGCATAGTCCAGAAACAGTTGCCACATCTTGTCCGGTGTTTCGATGTACTTCTTCTTTGCCATTACTTCTTGAAATTTACCAATGCTTCTTCGGCCGTTGAACCAATTCCTTGCTTGAAATTTCCTTCGTTATTCCAATACTTGTTGGCATCTTCTCGCTTGAATGCGTGCCACTTCATGGTGTATGTGTTGTGGGTTACATACACGCCATAGTTTTCATGGTTCTTGTTCTGCTTCATTTTCTCCTTCTTCGCTTTGGCTTTGGCGTTGGTTTGTTTTCTTCAGCAAATTTCAGCATCACCCTCGCCATTGTCTGTGCAGAACTTCCGCAAGTAAAACACACACGTGCATTGCCGTGAATAGCCTTGTATGTTTCTTCATAGTCTTTCACTTCATTCTTAGTCAATCTTCCGCTGAACTTCCTTGCCGCCATCAATTCAAGCTGTGCAAGGTGTTCATTGATAAATAGCAAAATTTGATTTTTGTCCATGTCACATTCCTTTTCTTCCACCTGTGTTGGCACCAACTATGGCCATTGGTTTGGTGAATACTTTCTTCATCACCTTTCCGCAGCAGGTGAATGTTGGTTCTTCGTTCATTCCATGCACATAGTCCTGGACCATCTTGCACTTCCCTTGGCATTTATATGAATAGGTCATTCTACTTGTTTTGGTTCAGCCTTTCCAATCTTTCAATTGACCGAATGATTGAATTGACCTTTTTCGTTATCTTATCAGTATTCAGTTTGTGTCCATTTAGTTTGACTATCTTACTGCTCATGGCATCCAGAAGATTCGGAATCTGTAAAGAATCCGTTCTATCAACACAGCCATCAATGCCACCTGGACAGATGGCCAGACAGCTTCAGCCGTTGCTGCTCCAACAGCCAATCCAATCCAGAATGATAGACATAGTGAACAATCGAATGGCTTGATAGATGCCCATTCGTCAATGTTCATCCATTGCTTAATGTAGGTCTGGACGCTTATCACTTCGGTCAGTAGTGACGCGATGACCGCTGCTGATGCAGCGTTGCAAAATAATTCCATAATAGTCTTCCTTTAGTTGGTCCAAAGTTCTCCGGACCGAGTTGCCAATTGATTTGAACGGAATGTCAACCTTCTTGCCCACCTTCCTGTAACTGCCTTCCTGGATCCACAACCGCAGCACTTCCTTATCATACCAATGATAGCTGTCCAACAATGCTTCGATGATCATCATATCATCTTCCTGTTCCCAATCGTAACCTTCAGCATCATCGGCAACGTCTGGCATCTCTGTGCCGTGTGCAAATAGGCCGTGTTTACGTGCAAATGTAGACCTTGGTGATGTTGCCATTGTCATCATGGTGCGAACTATGTAATATCGAAGATATCCACCATCATTGACATTGGTCCATTTGTCATCATCCATTTCCAGGATGACCATTGCAACTTCTTGGATCAAATCATCAGCATACCTGTGACAGATGCGAACTGCCAATTCACGCAGTTCATCATCCGCCAACAGGTCAATTGCTGCTTGGTGCTTAGAAAGGCAGGTCATCATTTCCGATGGCTGCGGCCTGTGCTTTCGATTTAGCCACAACCTTTTCTTTAACGCTTCCTTCCTTCTCTGGTTTCCACGTGTCCACGGAAATGGCAACATCATTGCCGTAGTCATCAAGTTGATCACGCAGGTTGATGTTTACCTTCACGTACTTTTTGCCGTTGTAGATGAACGTATGTTCAGATGGAATCTTGTCCAGACAGATGGATGCCTTCAGCCATGTGTCACCTTTCTTCTGACCATTGCCGCAATAGATTGTTTTTTCTTCACTCATTGTGTTTAAAAATTGATTTCTACAAATATACGATTTTAAACAATACCATTCATCCGGAACCATTTGGTCACAGTCTGTTGATACCTGTTATCTTCTTGCATCAATGCAAATCTGCTTTGAACTTTTTCGTTAGGCAATGCCTTCACTTCATTCCTTTCAAGTAGATATTGGTATAGCAATCCCCACATGGGATATTCCGGCAATCTACCATGTTCCTGGATGTAGTTGATGGTCCAATTGTACATGAATGGTGCATCAATAGGATCACTTGCTGCTTGCAACATCTTTGGTTGAAATGTTGGCTGTGCTGCCTTGCTTCTTTCTGTCTGCTGAAATGCTCGAAGCACTTCGCCAACTACCTTTGGTGACAATTGCTGACCATAGGTTGACAATGTCAATGGCTTGGTGTTCAAATATAGGCTGTTAGATGCTGCCTTCTGAAATGCTGTGACCAATTTGAAATCATCAATGTGTGGAAATTCAGCATCCACAAATCTTGCGATGATGTCAATCAGCATCTGACCATTCTGGTTTCTTTCGAATGGCTTGCATCCCACCAATAATGGCAGCTTGTGAATAGTTACTTGTTGAATCATGTGTTCTTTTCTCTGTTTAGTTTTTCAATCGTTTGAAAGATAGGCAAAATTAGCTGCGGAACAACAGCATTTCCGTATGCCTTTATGCTTTCGTTTCTCCACTTTGGAAAGGTGATATTGTCCAATCTGTCGGGAAGCCCATCATTTCCGCCACAAATCGCGGATTCAGTTGGGAATTTTTGCCATGCGTTTGAACAACCATTTGTGTCACAGATTTCTGCTCTTTGTCGTTGCCCGATACCTTGCCGCTGTCTTCTGCTGCACATGGTGTTGGCAGCAAGTTCTGTGCAATCACGTGTTCCAGATACATTGCTCTTTTCGTTCCGCCATAGATTGCCTTCCGTTTTGCAATCTGTTCTTCTGTTGGAAGATCCCTTGTCTGTGCCATTGGTGTTGGCAGCATATCCGACAATGAAGATTCTGTCTCTTCGGTGTGGAGCGTTGACACCTGCAGCAGGCAATAGTATCGGTTGAACTTCGTAGCCTTCAGCTTCCAGGTCAGCACACACCTGCTCGAAGACCAGACCGGCATCGATAGTAAGCAATCCAAGAACATTTTCTGCCACAACGTATGTTGGCTGAATCTGTTGAATTGCTCGCAGCATTTCGTGCCACAGGTAGCGTTCATCATCGGTGCCTTTTCGCTTTCCGGCAAGGCTGAATGGTTGGCAAGGGAATCCACCTGTGATGATGTCGATGTCGTTTCTGTGAACAGAGTAGTCTGTTTTGATGATGTCATGGTAAATTATTGAATTAGGAAAATGATGTTTTAGTACTTTCTGGCCGAACTCGTTCCACTCTGTATGGAAGACATTGGTCCAACCCATCCATTGGGAAGCCAAATCGAAGCCGCCAATTCCAGAAAATAGTGACCCGTGTCTCATTGGTTCAGCTTTAATTGTTCAACTTCGAAGTCAAACTTGAATCCATTGACATCGTCACCTTTCTCCTTCGCCCGTTTTATCCAGGATAGGACCGCTGCCTTCCAATTGGCCATTGGCACCTGTCCAACCATCCAACCTTTGGACTCATAATAATACCAGAACTTGTCAGCTTCGTCCTGACTACGGCATCCGCAATGATACATCCATTCTCTAACTTCATCCAATGATGGCGCGCCAACAACATTGACATTTCCATTCTCATTATCATTACCATTTACATTACCATTTACATTTACATTAGGTTTTTCAGTTGTAGAACCTAAGTCTGTCAATGGTTTTGTTTTGGTTTTACTTTGGTTTCGGTTAGGTTTTGTTTTGGTTTCGGTTAGGTTATGGTTAGGTTTCGGTTTGGTTTTATTTGAACTTGGACGGCCGCCCTTTTGGCCATTGTTGAATCTTGCAATGTTTGCATCAAGTTGTGGCTTGATCAGCCTAAATGCCAACTTTGGTGTGCCTTCCAACGATGGTTCCACGAAGTTCAAAGCATAGTCACAGATGGCATCATACATGGCACATTTTTCTTCCGGACACAGATCTTCAGCAGCTTCGAAGAATGATCTGTAGAATATAAAACTGTCTCTCATCTGATGATAAATTTAGTGCCTTGTTTGAAGAATCGGAATCCAAGGGATCTCAGGATTTCAGTCAATTCAGCAACTGTGTACCTGTCTTCAAACAGCAGTTCGTTGTCAATTCGCTTGATGTTGTGGATGACAGATGCATGGTTCATGAATGCTATTTCGGCAATCCGTGTCAATGATAGACCTGTTTCCATCTCTGGCTGTCGCAACAACCAGAACACTACTGCTCTACACTTCACGATGTGTGCCTTCCTGTCTCTTGAATAGAGACTATCACGTGTCACTCCGTAGTAACGCAGAACTGTATTTGTAATATTCTCAATGTTGACACCTTGCCTATTGACAATTGGCGCATTCATCACATGGTCAACAAGTTCCTGTCTGTAAACAGAAACCAATTTGTCAATGCTTTCCTTTTCAATTTCAGTTAATTCTTTCTTCACTTCTCTGTGTTTTTAATTGTTAATAACTCGTTTAAAGATACGAAATTCAAAGCTGCTTGATAATGTCCAACCAATCTTCAAACTTCATTGCC